TATCAATTCACTTACGATTAAGGAGTTGAACACATGACGTTAAAAGGCGCAGATAAATTCATTCAAGCAGTAAATGCAAAGGGCGCAAATGCACGGCAAGTCGCCGGTATTGTACGTTCAAAGACTAGCGACGTTCAAAGCCAAGCACAACGACTTGAACCGGTTAAAACTGGTAACTTGAAGCGCCAAACGACTGTTACAGTATCTAACGGTTCTCAAAAGATTGTTGGAACTGTTACGGCAAATGCAACTAATCGTGGTTTCAACTACGGTTATGCACAAGAACACGGTACACGCTACATCACAGGTAAGCACTTCATGGAAACTGCTTACAATGCTAACAAGCAAGACTTCATCAACAAAATTAAGGGGGTCGTTAAGAAATGAACCCTGATTACGAATTGTACCTAACGGTTGCCGGCGCTTTAATTGACGCCGGTATTACCGTATGGGACGAAAGTCCGGACTTTACGGACACAAAGCTGACTGACAAGATGCCGTATGTAGTAATTACGGACACTTCAATGAACAACCCCACGGTCGCAAAACACGTTGCAATGTATCAAACTTCAATTACTGTAAACGTATTCTCTCAACAACACAACCGCCGTGGGCTAGAAGAATTGAAAGCCAAGATTTATGACATTTTGTTCAAGTTACAGCGTTCTGAACATTACCGTTTTATCATTGATCCAAACACAACGGTAAATACAACATCGCAACTGCGATACGATAATTTTATCGGTTGGTTTGGTCAAATTGATGTAACATACAAAACATTTGGAGGCTAGAAATGGCAGAATTACCAGCAACTGACTTCGGTGGAAAGGTTGTTATTGCAGCCCGACTATTGGACGATGCTTCAAAGTCCGCTGGACAAAAGTTTGCGTTTGAAACTACGCACGAATACCACAAGACACGAGACAGCAATGACACGGCAACTAAGGATGGCGTTATCTATTCATATGGAGACGTTGCTACTGAATTGACGGTAGAAATGATTTCATCTGATATCGATTTGAAGGATATGATGGAAAGCGCAATTGACACAAACGCAATTGTTGAGTTCTGGCGTATCTTCACTAACCGCCCCGGAAAGACGTCAGGTTCATACGTTATGGAATACATGCGTGGACGCCTTAACGACTTCGATGAAAACGCTGACGCTGATGACTTCGTAACGTTGTCATTGGACGTCAACGTTGACGGAAAGCCGCAAAAGGGCGAAGGAGCATTCACGATTACTGACAACGGCGCTGGTTACGAGTTCCGTGATTTGTCAGTAGTACCAGCACCAGCTGGATAATAACAACTAATGACGCAGAAAAGTAAATAATAAGGAGCAAAAGTAATGCAACTAACTATCAATGATAAGGAATACACGTTCAAGTTCGGACTTCGTTTCGTTCGAGAATTGGACAAGCAAATCACGAAGGAAGAAAATGGCGTTGAATTTGGCGTTGGAACATCAGTAAAGATTGCACAATTGATGCTTGATCGAGACTTGACGGTTTTATCTGACATTTTGTTAATCGCAAATCAAACAGAAACACCACACGTTAAGGCTGTTGACTTGGATACTTTCATCGAAGAGCATGAGGACGTTGAAGGACTTTTGAATGAAGTTATTGCGGAACTTGAAACTTCTAATGCTACGGCGTCAAAAACCAAGCCCTTTCGAGAGATGAAGGACTAAAATTAAATAACCCTGATAGCGCAGCCACATACCGAAATTATATCGTGAATGGGCTGCGTTATTTTTGTAATGATATACGGGAAATCGAACGCATGACGCTTTATGAATATGATATTCACATGGAAGCAGTCGAACTGAAAGAAATGGACAAGCGTATGTTTATACACGAACAGGCATGGGCTAATCAAGCGGTCAAGTCGACTACTGGTGGAAAGAACCCTAAGCCTATTTACAAAAACTTCAAAAAGTTCTTTGGAGATGCGTTCGATAAAACAACAAAGAAGATACAAAAGCAGCATAACCCGGGGCTGTTTCCTGATGATATCTCTCACGCCAATGAATTGCAGAAAGAATTTGGTGGGTCGTTGGGTATCTTGAATAAACTGAAAGGTGATTAAAACATGGCAGAAAGTTATACTGTCGAAGCCAAGTTGGTTGCTGACTTAGGTGGATATACCAGTAACATGTCTAAAGCAGCTTCTCAAATGTCTGACTTTGAAAAATCTACTAGTAGTGCGACAAGCAAGATTAGTGACCATCTTAATTCATTAGGTAAAGGTATGGCTGTCGCTGGCGCTGCTATTACGGCAATAGGTGTTAAGTCTTTGAAGAGTTTTGGAGACTTCCAAGCGTCTCTTAACCAAGCAGCCGTAATCGCCGGTGGTACATCAAAGGACATCAAGGGTCTTGCTGACGTTGCCAACAAGATGGGTGCTGATTTGCCTTTGAGCGCCAAGGACGCTGCTGACGCCATGGTTGCTATGGCACGAGATGGAGCTTCAATCGGTACAATCAAGAAAGAATTTCCGGCAATTGCGCAAGCAGCCACTGCTGCTGGATCGGATTTGCAAGCAACTGCAAGTCTTGTTCAACAGTCGATGAACTTATGGGGCAAGTCGCTTAAAAGCCCACAACGAGCAGCTGCCATTTTGACGCAAACAGCTAACGTTTCTAACGCTTCTATCGAAGATATGCAACAGGTTTTGGCTGACGTTGGTGGAACTGCTACAACAGTTGGTTATTCAATGCAAGACGTTGCCACTGCTGTTGGTTTGCTTACTAATCGTGGTATACCAGCCGCGCAAGCTGCACAAAACTTGAATTTTGCTATTACGCGAATGATTAAGCCATCGCTGTCAGCACAAGGCGTCATGCAAGACCTTGGATTGTCATACTATGACACTTCTGGAAATATGAAGTCATTGAGCCAAGTTGCACAAGAGCTTAACGGAAAGACTAAGGGACTTTCAAAGGAGCAAAAGAACCTTTACTTGACGACTTTGTTCGGACAAGCTGGTTTCAAGGTTATGAGTGGTTTGATGGCTGCAACAGCTGACCAAACTGGAAGTACAACAACTAGTTGGAAGGGAATGAGCAAGGCAATTAAAGACGCTTCTAAGGACGGAGCAACTGCCACTGATTTTCTTCAAAACCAAGCTGCTGAAATGCAAAAGAACGTTGGTTCTAAGCTGGAACAAGTTTCTGGAAACTGGGAAGCACTTTCTAACACAGCACAAGACAAGTCTTCTGGAGTAAGCATTGCCTTCTTGGATATGACGAACGCCGCGTTGAATTGGGCTAATCAAAGTCACAGTCCATTTGCACAAGTTATTCAAGACTTTATCGGTCTCGCACCAGTTATCGGACCAGCAACGGCTGCAATTGGTGGATTTTTAACACAGTCTGGTAAAATTGTTGGCGCTTTGCAAAGCCTTGGCGGTCTGATTGGCGTGTTTGGTTCTATTGGAGCTTCTGCTGTCGGCGCTGTTCCTAATTTATTGTCGTACGCCGACAGTTTCTTACGCGTTCGCGATAACTCTCTTGACAGTTCACTTGGTGTTGGTAAATTCGAAGGAATTGTTGGAAAAGTTGCTTCTGCGTTGCCAAGCATGAGTTCAATTATTGCATTCGCATTGTCTCCTGCTGCACTTGGGCTTGGAGCTGCTGCTCTTGGTTTCTGGGCTTTTCATGATAGTGCTACGTTATCATTTTCTGATTTAGTAAGTAAACTTGCTAGTGGCGATATTAAAGGTGTCATGAATGATATTAAGACAACGTTCGATAACGTTGTAAAGGCGTTTCAATCAGTAGACTGGGCGTCTGTGTTTGCGCCATGGCAAACTGCACTAAGTGGAATTGGCGATGCAATGGACGTATTTTCAACTAAGAGCGACACTGCATTTGGAAGTGGAACACAAAGTAAAATTCAAACGACAGCTGATAAAATAGAATTTTTGGCATCTGGATTTACTGCCGCCGCAGGAGTAGTTGGGTTTGCGTTGGCTTCTGTCGGAGTTGTTGTTGGTGGCGTTGCTGCTGTATTCGAAGCTTTGGTACGTACGGTAGAAGCTGCTGGTTATGCACTTACTGGAGATTTTTCTGCGGCAGCGGACGTTATGAGTGATAATACATCTGCAAAGTTTGCTGAAATGAGTTTTAATGTTGGACAATCAATGTTGGACATGACTTCTCAATCAATAGGTCATATGAATGATCTTGCTAACGGTACTGCCGTAAATTCTCAACAAGTTAAGGACTTACTTACTAACAATACAGCAGACGGAGCAACAAATGCTGTCAGCAATTTGAATGCCGCTGCTGGTGGTGGACAAGCAGCATTAAACGCATTGTCATCAAGCGCTGGAACTGCTGGAAATCAAATAAACAGTAACCTGACAAATGGAACATCTACTGCTGCTAATAATTCAAATTCAAACTTGAACGCTGCTGCGACAGGTGCTCAAAACGCAATGTCTCGTGCTGCTTCTAGCGCTGGTGCTGGTGCAAATCAATTGGCTAACAACGTAACTAACGGCGCTAACCAAGCTAACAACGGAATGAATAGCGGAATGAGTGCTGCAGTCAATACTGCTGGTAGCAAAATGGCTAGTGCTGCTGCTGCTGCTGGTTCTCACAATGGAGAGTTCCGTTCTGTTGGTGCAAGTGCCGGACATAGCGTAAAATCAGGTATTGGAACAGTTGATTTGGACGCAGCCGGAAGTGCTACAATGCACGGATTCCTGCGTGGACTTCAAAGTGCTTGGGGTGATGTTAAGAGCTTCGTTAGCGGAGTTGGACCATGGATTAAGGCACACAAGGGTCCTATTACGTATGACCGTAAGTTGCTTACACCGGCAGGTAACGCAATCATGGGTGGGCTTAACGAAGGTCTTTCTAAGGGCTTCACGGGAGTTATGAGCAACGTTTCAAGCATGGCTGGTAACATTGCCAATGCAGTAAGCGGAAGCGCTGATTACCGTATTAACACAGTTTCAAGTGGATTGAACATCGGAACAGATGGAACGTTGTCAGTCGATATGACACGCCAACAACAACCAGCTACAATCAATTTGAGCATGGGCGGAAGCACGTACCGTGGATTTGTTGATGATATTTCAACGCAACAGGGTCAAACGGCTACACTTAACCGTGCAAGTATCGTATAATAATACACAGAGGACTAACGATATGAATATTTATGAATTTGGCGATTTGGGAAAGCGCAGCACTGCTACTCCATTCCCGTCAGAAGCAATCGTATTCAATGGTGTTAGTTTAGATGAGCAACTCCCTTATTACAGGACACTCAATGTTTCTGGACGCGAAAACTTTGAGCGTTCATTAAACACAGTAGAGACTTCCGGTGATGGGGAGTTTTTCTTATCATCTAAGCTAAAAGCAAATACGATTACAGTAACTTACACAATTGAGACACGAAATGCAGATGACTTCAACGAAACGTTTACAAACTTAAAGAAGTTTTTGCTTGGCGAAGAAGTCGAGTTCTACTTCATGGACGAACCAGAATACACACGTACGGGAACAGTTACTAAGCTTGAAAACCCAACTGCTGGTGCATTCGATGTGGTAGGCACGTTCGAGATTTACATGAGTAATCCGTTCCGCCACGGGCAACGCAAGAAGATTACCGGTGGTGATAATCTAGTTATCAATGATCCACAGTTGTTTTACAAGCAAAGCGCTGAAAAGATGATTTTAAACATCAAAACAGCCACTAAGCCGTTCGTATTAAATGTAGATAACGACTACAACTTGACGCTAACGGGGGGTCTTACAGCTAATTCTAACCTTGTGATTGACTTCAACGGCAACACGCTAACTTCTAGTGGTACAAACAAGTTGACGGATATGGATATTCTTAAAAGCAATATCTTCGAGCTTAAAATCAAAAACGGCCAACGAATTATAGCGAAGGGTGCTGGTTCTATCGAATTACAGTATAGGGTGCAAATGCTATGATTTACTTATTTGATAAGACACAAACGCTTACAGGTGTGATTGATGAACATACCGAAGCACTTAGTGCCACGTTAGAGATGAAAATCAACGAAGCGTCAACGCTTGATTTTGCGCTTCCGTTAGATGACGGTTTGTCAGAAAAGATGTCAGGCGTTAAATATATCGGTGTTCCAAGTCCTAACAGCCTGGATAAAATCGTATTTTTGCGACTTATGACGATAAACGATGAAACTGACCGTGTTGAGTACATGGCGAAAGAACTTGCTTATCAAGAACTTTCTAGCCGTGGTTATATTGAAGACAAGCGCCCAGTTGACAGTGACTCACAAACGCTAATGAACATTGCACTGGACGGTAGCGGTTATAAGTTAGGCGTTGTGAATGTGCCGGGAAAGGCTAAGACAAACTTTTATTACACCGACCACCTTAGTGCAATTTCTAACGTTGTTGAATTGCTAGGCGGAGAGATTTATTTCTATGTGTCGATTACAGGATCTAAAATCACTGGTCGTTACATGGACTATGTATCGGAGCAAGGAACTAACACGTCTAAAACGTTTTCTGACGGTTCAAATCTAATTACAGTTGAACGCAAGCGTGATATGAGCAGCGTCTATACTGCTATTTTGCCACGTGGTAAGGGAGAACAAGTAAGTTCAGGAGAAAACGATACTCCTGACGGATATGGACGGCGCATCAATATTGCTGGAATTGCATGGAGTAAGGCGAACGGCAACCCACTTGACAAGAAATCCGGTGATAAAATTCTTGTTGATCCAGACGCAACGGCTGAATACGGTAATGCGGACGGAACGCCAAGACTTTTGCTAAAAACTTATGACGATATTGAAGATGCTAATATCTTAATCAATAAGGCTTATATGGACTTAATGGCGATGAACAAGCCAGCAGTTCAATATTCAGCAACAGTTGCTAATGTTGGAGATATGCAGCTAGGCGATACAATCGTCATTATGCACAGTAAGCGTTCAATGAGTTATCGCACACGAGTTTTCCATATCACTTACGATTTGATTGATAATACCAAGACGGTGGCTGAATTTGGTAACGACCTTAGCAAGGACAGTATTACAAGCCAAATAAATTCGATTAGCTCAAACGGCGCTACTATTAGCGACCAAGTACAATGGAATATTAGCAACGGCGGACACAATAACACGTCATACGGAGCGCAAGAACCTACTAATCCGCGCAAGGGGGATGTTTGGTTCAAACAACTTCCTAACGGAAATACAGAAGAGTATTACTTTGACGGAACGGTTTGGGTACTTGGTGCTAAAACAGACCAACAGTGGCAAGAAAACCAAGCCATTGCACAAGGAACTCACACGACATTTTATGGTATTGCCGTACCAGTTGGTGCAGTCAAGGGCGATGTGTGGTTCAAGAACGATAACAACGCTCCAGACGGAAAGTCCATGTACACTTACGATGGAGTTAATTGGATTAAGTTTGACGGTTCAGCTGATGCTTCTCGTTTGCAAATTGGAACGATTGACGCAAGCAAAATAAACGTTATGAATGTGAGTGCAAGTAACATCACAGTTGGTAAAATGTCAGCTAACTTTTTGGAAGGTGGTCAAATTGACGGTAATCAAATTAACGTCATCAATATCAACGCACAAAATTTGGTTGGTAGGAATGCAGAGTTTTTCCGTGCTAACTTTGAAGACACTTACGGAAATTCGATTACAATTGACTCGAATGCTATCAATTTCAAGTTTCAAACAGGCGATGTTAATCAACTAATATATAATAGGATTGATCAGGCTGGTTTTTCTATCACTTCAAATGTAGGTCTTTCGTCAGGAGTTATTGGTGAAGTTAGCAATTTTGGTGGTAAAACATCTGGATTTACAACTGATAAATATGTATACGGATTGAACCACCAAGGGATTACCATCGGCGATGGAAAAAATTACAAGGCTGAAAATATGGCGTGGGGAATTGGCGTCAAGCAAGGTAGCGGTTCAGCTCCACAACTGATTTGGGCGGGTGCTAATGTAGGAAACGTAAAAACTGACTATAAAACGTGGGAAAATCCACAAGGTTGGATTATTCCAGAAAATATTAGGTTCTCAACATGGGATAATACAGCTTCTAATGTGTGGTTCGATAACACAGTGAACGTCAATATGCAAGCTGCTGAATTCCGAATTACACACTTCAATGATAGTGGTGTATTCGCGCATAAATGGCAAGGAACAATTAACAATTTGCCGGCAATCGGAATGACGACGGGAGACAAGCAGGCTGGCTGGGCTGTTACGGGTGACGATACTTGGCTGTGGGTTCACGGTAGAGCTTACAGCGTTTACCAAATTCTAAGTAAGGTAGGTATGCTTTAATGGATGATTATACACAACGAATAAATGAGTTAGAGGAACGCATCGATTATTTAGAAAAGAAATTCAACATCAATAGAAATGCACCTGAACTTCTGTTCCCAAAAACAGCTAAGGTAGTTGAAGAAGCACCACAAACAACTAATGGAGACGAATAAAATGAACGAAAACAAAGTGACAGCAGAACAAATTTTGCAACGCTACGTACAAGAAAATGCTGAATTGCGCTTTGAACTTATTAAGTTGCAAATGCTAATAGAAAATGGAGAAAAGGCGGCTGAAAGTGATGAACATTAGTGATTTTTTCCCACATGATTTTGCTAGTACGGCAACACTTGTAGTTGGTGCGTTGTCTGTCTTAAAGTGGATTATGCGCAAGGAAGTTTCTGAACCGCTTGAAGACATGAAGAAGAGTAATGAAGAACTTGCTAAGGCACAACGAGAAAGCAATGAAGCCAATATGAAACGATTTGACGCAATTGATAAGGTGCTAGATCATCATGAGATTGAGTTGGCACGACATGGAGAACAAATCGTTACGCTGTTCAAGCAAGAACATGATAGATAGTGTATAATTATAACGTTAGGTTAAGTCTTAACGTTATTTTTATGCAGAAAGGAGAAATATTTATGCAAGATGTAGTAGATGTATTGACTGGTGTTGTTTCACTAATCGCATTATTGTCTCCGGTTCTTTTGAAGTTATTGGCATACGCAAAGGCTCGTACACGTAACGAACACCTTATCACTGCCGAGAAGTTCGCAGAACAAGCCGTTACGCTTGCTTCAACCATTGACGGACTACAAGGTTCAGAACGCAAGGAAGTGGCCGTAAACGCCTTATTTAAGCGTTTAAACGACAATGGCTTAAAGAACAATTTTACAGCAGAGCAAGTTGAACAAATTGTTGAACGTGCTTACCAAGCACTGAAAGGATAAAACATGGTTAACGTAGTAAATAAGATTGTTGTTCCGGGACGCCCAGCAGTTGATAACGGGATTGCATACGCACCATTTAAGCAAGTTCACTTGCACTCGACAGGCAACGCCAAGTCTACTATGCAAAATGAAGTTGATTTTTTGGCTCGCAACTGGCCAAACGCTTATTACACACACTTGGTGGGTATTGACGAAAACGGAAACGCAGCAGCGTGGCAAGTAGCACAAACTAACGGTGGCGCTTACGATGTAGGTGGAGATTGGAACTGGGAAGGCTACGCAGCAATCGAGTTTGCAGAGCGTATCGAAACGCAAGAACAATTTAACGCCGCTTATGCCGTATATGTTGAATTGGCGCGACAACTTGCACAAGAAGCTGGCATTACTGATTTAACGCTAGATACGGGAGATTTGGCTGGAATTAAGACACACAACTTCGCAAGCAAGACTGGACACGGTTCTGACCACCTCGATCCATTGCCATTCTTGGCTAAGTGGGGCGTATCTTATAATCAATTGAAGAATGACATCGCAGGTGGCGGTTCAGTGAAGCCAACACCTGCACCTGCTCCACAACCAGCTGCAAAGCCGGCTAATGACGTACAATATATGAAGCAATACGGCTATGTTGTGTGGAATTGCAAGGACTTCAATGTTGATGATCGCGGATACATCAACGGTATGTGGCAAGTTATCAGCAACGAACTTGGCGGACTACAACCAACGCCAACGACTAGTGCAGAAGAATGGACGAACAATGGCGTACCGATGAGCGAAGTGGATTGGACGGACGGGACCGACCAATCAAGCACAAACGGCACTCGCTTCAAGTTTAAGCAAGACCGCATTGACATTGTCGACTATGACGAACCAAGTAACGGAATTGCCGTTATGATTGACGGTTGGAAAGTCTGGGTGGATGCCAGCGTAGCACGAAACGCATAAACTTATTAGCACTCACTTTTAACAAGTGGGTGTTTTTTTGTCTAAAAAAGTATTCAAACCATTTTGCAATTAAGTGTTGCAATATATCGTTAACGTTATATACTATACATATAGAGTTAAGTAAAAGCAAAAAGGAGATAATTAAAATGAAATTAAAAGACAAAGTGCGTGCTGTTTTGGACAGCAACTTATCACAATATGCAATCAGCAAACGAACCGGTGTCAGTCAAGGATCATTGTCAGCTTTGCGAAACGGTACGAAAGAGATTGGCAAGTTGTCAATTGATACAGCGCAGAAGCTAGCTGATTTATACGATGAAGGGGTGGAATAATGTACAAAGCGATTAAAGGGTACGAGGGTATTTACGAAGTTAGCGAACTTGGTAAAATTCGTAGTGTTGATAGGATAGTAGAGTGTAAAGACGGAAGCACTAGGAAGCGTAAAGGTAAAGAGTTAAAGCTACAGATGAATAACAAAGGATATGCCATCGTTAGACTAAATAAAAACGGTATTTATAAAACTCAGAGTGTTCACCGTTTAATTGCTGAGGCATTCTTACCAAATCCTGACAATTTACCACAAATTCATCACTTAAACCACGACAGAAAAGACAACAGAGCATGTAATCTGCAATGGGTGAGTAAAGCTGAACAAAGAGATGAACACTGGACAAAAGCACAATCAAAAGCAAAAGGGATTAGATTGCGTGTGGTAGGCCACGGAATAGATAAAATATATAATAGCGCTCATGAAGTGGAGCGAGAACTAGGTGTTGATAGAAACTGTGCAAGGAAAGTAGCAAGAGGAATATATAAGAAATCAAAAGGCTACCGAATTTACTTTGCTGATCAGGAAATAGAAACTAATAATGCATAAATTATGACGCTCACCTTAACAGGTGGGTGTTTTTTATTGACATAAACAAAAACTTGTATATAATTACATATATAAACCAAAGGAGATAACGCTGATGTATTACTTAGAAATCACAAAGGACATGGAAACAACTGAACCGGTTGAACTTACAACTAAATTTGAAGGTCATGCAGTTAAAGTTACCGGATACAAGATCGCTGATGATTGGCGCAAGGCATATCGTATCGATGATCGCGAATATGACGGCGATACAGACGATTTAGAGCAAGACTTAAATTACATTAAGGCAGAACTGCAAAAGCTGCTTACAGACGATTATACGGCTATTTGGACACGTGATTAAAAGGCGTTGTCCTTTTTATTTTGTTGTGTTATACTGTGTATACAAGTTCCCTAACAGTGCTTGTACTCCTTTTTTCTTATAGTTCTTAACCCGCTTCGTAGATATACGCTTGCGGGTTTTGTTTTTCAGTTGTATAATGTTATTAGTCCCTTGGAATTTCAACGGTATTAAGCGCCAATCATGCCTGTGTATGTTTGGCGCTTTTTCTTTATAAATTTACTTGTTAGCATCGTTAAAAATTGATATAATTTAATTACTCCTTTGAAACAGGATTAAGCACTAGGCGCAGATATGCACCGGTGCTTTTTCTTTTGTTTATTGACTTGATTATTTTTTGTTGTTATACTGAATTTAGTCATTAAAGTATTTTCGGCCGTATAGTCAGTTAGGCACTAAGCAAAATTAGCTTGGTGCTTTTTCTTTGCAAATAAAATTGAACACATTACACAAAATTGTATAACAAAAACTATTGACAAGGCATTCAAAATAATGGACAATATTATTTGTATCAGTTGGTGCGGACCACCGCAAACCAACTATATATAGATACAAATAATCAAAGGATAAATGATGAAATGAAACAATACCTAACTAACGGATATCAATTCATAGAATTAAATTGGGTTTTAGCAGAAAATAGAACGTTAATCATAAAGTCGCTAGACTTTAAAACAACAAAAGCGTTTCGTTTGGACAGTAGAGATTATCTAAACGAAAAAGAACTTGAAGAAGATAAAGAATTTATTAAGGGTATAGTTAATCAATTGTTAAACGGTAAATATGAGTTATATTGGATAGAGTAAAAGGCAGCGCAAGCTGACCAAACACCGGCATATATGTGACTATATATTTAAGCCCTATATTGCGCTTTGGGCGCAAAGGCTTAAAAGCCACAGCCTATAAAGAAAAGGAGTTATAAGTATGTACTTATCAACAACAATGGCAATTGAACTACACGAGTGGGAAGAAACTCGATTTGAAGATGTGATGGAACTTAGCGACATCATCTTAGAAGTTGCTGGAATGTACAAGGCGTTTCCAACTATTCAACGCTGGATTGATAGCACAACAACCACAGGAGAGCATATGCGACGTTTTACAGCATTGGTTAACTACTTCCAAGGTGATGACGTTTTCGAGCAATAAGGAGGCTTACAATGGTTTATTCAGAACACAACAACTACGGCGCAATGCTTGTTACTGACGAAGGCGAGCGAATGGGCTTGAACGACATCAACGCAATGAGCGTTCAAATGCTAGATGACAACACATTAGAGAACGCTATGTACTACGTTAAGATGTTTGGCGGAAAGTTCGACATAATGACAAAAGAGTTCAATCGCCGTGTTAAGGAACAAGGCAAGCAATTCAAAAGTGTTGAACTAGTTGATCGTGAAACTAAGAAGTTAAAGGACAGCGAAACTATTAAGAAGGCACTTGTTAAGAAATACGGTTGGGATGCTGTTGCTACTAAGTCTCCAACGCAGCTTGCTAAGTTATTCGGTGCAGAAGTTATGGCAGATTTGCAACAGGCAGATGCTATTGAAACTACTAAGACACAATCGATTAAGTGGCGTTAAAAATTTGCCTTGATAGCGTTGTTTTGGTATAATAAACACATAGGAAAAAAGGAGAAAATAAAATGAGCGTATTTCAAACACTGTCAGCAATTGACGTAAGTGGAAAGACAGAAAAGAAATCTAATCTTACGTATCTATCATGGGCTTGGGCTTGGGGAGAGTTGAAGAACAAGTACCCTGATGCAAGTTACAAGATTTACGAAAACGAAATTGACGACTTGCTTATCCATGGAGAGCATGCGTTCCCAATCAAGCGCAACGTTAACTACTTTACAGACGGTCGCACGGCTTGGGTTAAGGTTGGTGTTACAGTTGATGGACAAGAACACATCGAAATGCTGCCAGTCATGGATCACCGCAACAAGTCTATTGCATTAAACGCTTTGGACAGTTTCGCAGTAAACAAGACAATCCAACGCGCTTTGACAAAGGCGATTGCCCGCCACGGTTTGGGACTTTACATCTATGCTGGAGAAGATTTGCCTGAAGCAGTTAAGGAAGAAAAGCAAAGCGAAAAAACGTTAATAGCTTTCCAACGTGCGCTGGACACTTACCAACGTAATAACGGCGTAAACCTAACACAAACACTTGAAGATTTGCGAGAGCTTACAAAGGGAGCTGTTAAGGACGCTCCAACGTTCCAAACAGCAAACGACAATCAAAAGACTTACATTATCAACTACTTGAACACAACAAAGAAGGAGAACGCATAACATGAACGCAGTACAACTATTGGGACGCTTTACACGAGAGAATGAATTCAAGGAAATTGGTGGAACGTCAGTGTTCCGAAACAACATCGCAGTACAACGAAACTTTAAGAACAAGGACGGAGAACGAGAAAGCGACTTCATCAACGTTGTGGCGTTTGGTAAGACAGCCGAACTTCTTAACCAATACTTCGGAAAGGGCCAACAAGTTGCGTTGGAAGGACGTATTCAAACTGGATCATACGATAAAGAAGACGGCACGCGAGTTTATACGACCGATGTTATCGTAAACCAATTTGACTTCGTTGGTTCAAAGAATGACAACGCACAACCTACCGCAACGGTTGCAAAGCCAACTTCATCACCATTCGATGCTGTTGACTTCGCAGATGATGGTTTGCCATTCTAGTTAAGGAGATATTATGCACAATACACAAACAAGTTTTTACGGAAACGAACAGCCGAATTACTTCTCTGCTGGTGATTTATGGGTTTCTGAAAGCGCAATTTATGTAGCGCAAAAGCAAAACGACGACATCGTATGGGTATTTTTTGATAAGCGGTAATACCGCTTTTTTTATTGAATAAGGTGATTATATATGGAGTGGTTCGATTTAGTTAAAGAGTACGAAGAGACAAACGGGAGTTTCGCAAATGCTAGTTACGACAACCCAGATTACGTTAAGTTTCGTGTAAAGATGATAATGCTTGAAAATGGGTTTGGTGTTCGCGATGCAGTAGATGCGTTGGCTTGGGAAGTTGCTAACCCAACTAAACGTTCAATCAACAAAAAAGTAAGCGAAATGAAAATGAAGTATAAGCAGGAGTTTTTAGATGTACTACACATTGTCTGACAACAAAGGAAATTTTATTGGCGTAAGTTACGACAAAGAAGGTAAACGTGTTTTCTTTAAAACAGACGACTTTAAAAAGGCTTTTAAAACACAAGACTTTAAAACGCTGCGATGGTTCAGCGATAAATATCAAAACAAAAATAACGAATGGGGCGAAGGGTTATTCTAATGCAATATTTTAAGTGGTTACGAGAAGAAATTAAGAGTATCAATACAGCTGGTGCAGTTATGTTGGCGTTTATGCTAGGCGTTCAATTAGCGTTCTTGCTAACTGGCGAATTGAACACGATGGCGTTTGTTACGTTTGCTGCGACGATGGTTGGTAGCGCCTGCACGGTATACATGATGATTGGAAAGCCTATCAATGGACTGCTTGGTTTGATTAGTGCTGTCGGGTTCATCTACATCAATTGGAGCGTTGGACACTATGCCAGCGTGTTGGATCAACTAGTATTCATCGCGTTGATTGATTTGCCACTATTGATTAAGTGGCGCACATGGGGACATCGACTTGAAGGCGGTGCTAAGTTCCTTACACGTCGCGGTTGGTTGCTAACGCTAATTGGATTGATTGCATTTTGGGCAGTTGCTACATACGCATACACAAAGCTAGGAGACACTAACCCGTTGTGGGACAGTTTGTCATTGTCGATTGGTGCTATTGCTTCAATTTACGTCTTCCGCGGTTACGGAGACAGCTACACGCTTTGGCTGTTGTCTGATGTTGCTAACATCACGTTATGGGCTACAGCGCTTATGGCTAACTACTCGGCGTCAGCGTTGCCTATGCTGCTAACAATGGCGTTCTATCTTATTACTGCATTGTACGGGCGTTTTTGGAGTGTTTGGTCTAAGCGTAAAATTTAAGAAAATGTTAAGGCGGCTTAATTGCCGTCTTTTTTATTGACATAAATAAAAATAAGCGTATAGTTATATATATAAACAAAGGAGATATATAACAATGACAGGTAAGACATACATCGTAGCAAGCAAGCAACAAGAATTAGACGTATTGAAGAAGTTTGAAGAAAACGGATTGGTTTGGATTGGTGGAGAACAACCAACGGAATTCGTAACTAGCGAAGAAGGTTTGTTCGTTTCATTTCCATATATGTTGATTGAAAGGGAATATGGAAAAATTTCTTGGTCGGCTATGGATCAGTTAGAAGATGAAACGGTTGTATATGATGGACGAAACTAATAAAAGATTTAAAAACAACAAAATTTAATATGTTTTTATAGGATGGTTAATAATGACAAATAAGGCATACATTGTAGCGAACAAGAAACAAGAATTTGACGTTTTGAAGAAGTTTGAATCGAAAGGGTTAGTTTGGCTTTCAGGAGACAATCCAACTGAATGGGTACTTAGTGAAAATAGTTTATTTAGTTTACACGCTTCATTTCCATATGCGCTGGTTGAAAGGGAAAACAACAAGATTTCTTGGCTTTCGATTGTACAACTGACTGATGAAGAAATCGTATACGATGGACGAAAGGAAGAAAAGATGTACAAGGTAACACAAGAGTTCATGAACGAGTTGATAAATTGGCGTGATTTGCGTCATTTGGACGCACGAAATGGAGATTGGAGTGCTACATTCAGGCAACAAGATTTCAATTCGTTTCCTAAGATTGTTTCGGAATGGCGTTTGAAAGAAGAAAATTCAACTGAACGAAACAACCGCCTAATTGCAATTATTAAATGGTTGAACGGCGAAGATGTGTTTGAAATTGAAGTTCCACACAAGTTTGTTGTACGAAGCAAAGAAACCCATTCAGATGGATATTATTCGTATGTTAAGGTTGTTGATCAAATGGCTTTGCATACTGACTATAATCTTGCAATGAAGTTCGACACACGAGAAGAAGCGCAAGAATGGGCTAATTCGCATCAGGTAGTTGTTGAAATTGACGAAGAAGGAAACGAGGTTGAGTAATGACAATTGCAGGAATTAAGCCGCTTGGTGAAGTTAAGACAATTTATATCAACCCTATTAACGGAGAGCCAATGTGGGTTAATGACGTATCAGCTGGGGAATATTATGACCGAGAAAAAGTTCGCAAGATTTTGGAGCGTTATGACGAATGGATCCAGTATGTTGGTAACGATGACGTTAATGGATTTATGGAAATAGGAGAATAATAATGACACACGAAGAATTATTGGAAGAACAGTATTTACTTGAAAAAGCAGCGAAGCATGCAGTTTTTGAAATTTTACATGGCGAAGGAAATGCGGTTATTGCACAAGTATCACATTCGTTTTAAGGTAAGCAAACGAACAATTGGAAAATGACTATTGAAAAGGTGGAAGATTAATGCGATATATTATGTTTAGCGTGAATGGACTGCCTAATATATTAACAAAGTAACAGACGAAGAATGGAGAAACAGACATGATTTTATTTATTATTGGATTGATTTTAGCGGATGTAGCACTTGTATGGGGATTTCATGAAGACGAATTAGAGTTAGGTGGGCCGATTGCAATGTTCCTATTTGCTATCGCGTTCATGGGTTTCGTTTTCTCTTCTTACAGCGTGCCAACTGGAAAGGTAGGTATTGAGCAAGGGTTTGGTGGTAACTATACAGGTAAAGTCGTTACGCAAACAGGATTCCATGCGTTTGGAAAACCCGTTACTCACCATATGGAAAAAGTGGACGTTCGCAATGACAAAACAGTAGTCAAGGTGGACGTTATGAAGAATAGGACTTACAACGTTCATGCAAAAATGGAAGTCGTTTATGATTTGGATCCTAACAAGGTCGTTGACTTATTGACGAATAATCCTAAGTACAAGTCAACCGTCATTGGTTCCACAGTTAAGCAGGTTGTTACGGAGAATAATTCATTGGCAAATAGCCAGACTTTGAGCGAAACTGAACAAAAAATCATCAAGGATAAGTTAGAGCATTTCGGAATTAAGGTGACGAATATCTACATGGATTCTTACCAACTAACGAACACAAACAACTTTGCAATTAACGCAAATGGTGGTCAAAACAACAACTAACAAACAGCCAAGGGTGAAAAGACTGTAAGCCCGTTATGATATGGAACGAAAAGAATACTTGCGAGAATATTTTAAGAAACCAGAAAATAAGGAAAGGCATAAAAGAGCTGTTTACAAGAGTCATGCAAAAAGTTTTGCATTGCAATTTGCAACAAGAAAAGAAATGGAAGAATTGATGAACGCTTTTGAAGAAGAACACTGGTAAAATCTAGATGGACAATACATTTATTAAGAACTATACGATGATGAAAGCGCACGAGCTTGGATATCAAGTTGTATTCAATCGTAACGGTAAGTTTAAGGGGTACAAGGGTTATCCTGCAATCATTTACACACGATTTTTAGAAGCTGTTGCAAGCGGTCTTGCAATTCCGGACTACTACGAATATATTAAAACTGTTGATTCAGACGAGTTTTATAACTTCATTTACGAAAATATTAAAGGTTGGTTATTAGAATGAACGGACAAGAAAAGCAACGATTTATTGACGAAGTGTTTACTATGGGGGACGCTGTCAAGCGACCATCGCACTACATGTTGGAAGACGGTACAGAAGTTAAGAAACACATTCGTTCTGTTCTTGGCGATGACGGTTTCAAGTCGTGGGCAATTGGTAACTCAATCAAGTATGTATCACGATACAAGGATAAGGGTAAGCCTATTCAAGATTTGAAGAAGGCACAGGAGAATATTCAAATGGTTATTGACGTGTTAGGGGAGCAAGATGACTTGGACTAGTGAAGAAGATTTATATTTGATTGAAAACTACGGCATGACGCCACAAAAAGAGATTGCTGAATATTTGGGGAAGAAAGAAGCGACAATCAGAAAGCGCGCTCAACGAATGCGAGAAATTGGCGCAATGCTTAACAAGTCGTTTGTAACACGTCAAAAGGAGCAACCTGACGGGCGTACATATAACGTCAAGGAAATTGACGGAGAAGCGTTTACAGCTATCAAGGACAAAGGAGAAGCTGAACTACTTGAATTTGTCGGTTTGAACCCTGATGAGTTCGCAATCAAGCAAAGTGGATCATACTTCAATCAATATGCTGACAAAACATCGCTTAGAATTGCGTTCGAGCGCCGAGAAAAGCCGTTTGACATCGATTTGTATCTCGATAAGGTAAATAACTACGAATTCACTAAAAAGCCGTTAGATAGCGATTTAAGCGTAAATAACAGTATGTATGCAGTACTTCCATTGTACGATATGCACTTTGGGTTTGCTGATAGTTCGGAATACTTTGAAAAGATTGAAAGAGTTGTTGAAGAGCTACAAGCTCGGCGGGTAAAGGAACTGCTAATCATTCTTGGTGGCGACTATTTGCATAGTGAGACAGCAGAAGGTGTTACAAGTTCAGGCACGTCTATTGATAGTATTGACTTAATGGAAGCCGTTACCGACGCCACAAACTTCATTATGGCGATTACAGGTGCGACTTCTGAATACGCTGGCAAGGTTAAAGTAATGGCGATTGATGGTAATCATGATCGCACCAGTTCGCAAATCATGTACCACACACTGAATGCGATGGGCGTTGATATTGATTACACGGGCGAGTTTGCCAGTTATCAACTAGGTAACGTTCCATTGGTCATGTATCACGGCGGTGGCGTTAAAAAGAACCGATTGCGAGATACTGACTATTTGAAGTTTATCAAGGCTGAAATGCCTGACGTGCTTATTCAATCACTACAAACCGGCAATGATATTCACTGGTTCCAAGGACATTACCACACGACAACTGAAAAGACTGACAGCTTGTATATCCACCAAGTTCCGGCGATTACAAAGACAAGCGGTTGGGAAAAGAGCAACGGATTCGTTGGATCGCTTAACGGCATGAAGATTTACTACTTTGACGAGAACAAGCAACGCGGCGTATTCAATTTATAAGAAATTATTAAGGCAGCTTAACGGCTGTCTTTTTTTATTGACATAAACAAATTGGGGTGTATAGTTATATATATAAACAAAGGAGATATAAACAAATGAAATTATTTACGATTAAGCAAGGAGAAGAAACTATTTCAGTGGTTAAGTACGGCAATGATGGAAAGGTTTTGGTTACTGAAAATAACGCATCTGTTTTTGTTAAGAGCATCAGCGGTTTCAGTTATGATGTTACCGATAATGAGGAAGAAGCTAACGTCTTAATAAATTCTGACGCTGAAAAGATTGTTTGGTATATCATGGGTTCCGTTGACAAGGACAGCGATTACGAAGTAGATACTGAAGTCATCGTTACGTACAAGTAACTAACAGCAGCCGAGGGTGAAAAGACTGTAAGCCCGTTATAAGATGAAGAAGATACACGCAAGCATTAACAGCGCACTATTAGCTGCACCAATTTTCGCAGTTCCGTTTTTGGCGTTGCTATTGCATCTTGATGCAATGTTTACAATTGCTTTATACGTATTTTTGACGGTTGTGCCGTTATCAATCAGTTTAGCTTTGTGGGGGCTTATTAAGTTGTTAGGGGGATACAAGAATGATTAACTATAATTTCAACAGTTACAACGTAGGCGACTTGGTTGCGGTAAAGATTGACAAGCCAAAGGAACGCGAACCAGAAACGCCATATTTTAATGGCTTCGATAACGTGGCAAAGGAAAGGCACGAAGAATTTGAAGAAGCAAAGATTTTGTACATCAAGTTACGCAAGTGCAATTACACACGCAAGGACGTACAAGAGTTTACTGGTTGGGGAAAGGGGCGCATTGATCGTTTGGCGCGCTGGTACAACATGAGCGGATATGGAGACTAACATGAAGAAAGAATTTAGATCAATTACGCATGCAAATTACAGGCATTATAGCTACGTGTATTCAATCATGCGAAATGACGGAATGACTAAGTTGAACGTGGCGGCTGCAATGAACATATCATTTCGCAATGCTGACCTATTCGAGTACGACTATACCAATTCGTTAAAGAAAGGGTTGACAAGGAGGTAAAAAAAGATAATAATAGTTGTATTGAGATGTGGTGCGGACCACCGCAACCACATAATATATCAATACATAATATATTAACAACAATTTACTTGTTGTTTTTTATTATAAAGATAGATGTACCAAAGGAGTTTAACACATGCTATCAATACACAAATCTAACGAACAGTTCCCGTTTAAGGAACACGATAAAATCGCGACAGATGGATATGTCCTATATAGAGACAATCGTTTTACCAAAACGACAATCAACAACCGTCATGATATGACGATGAGCAAGTATAACAATGCTGGATATGGTTATCAAATTTTCGACAAGAAAACATTTAGCAACGTGGGTAGCATTTGGTTTTTAAATCAAGTTACTGGTGATACGACATACATTAGAGTTTCACGTTATCAAAGCACAGCACACAACCACTTTATTGCCGTATTAAGTGAATTGAACGATTTGTTCAACGGAGCTGGTTATTCTTTTAAGTTAAAAACAAGCATCGAATATGCTCAAAACATTCTTCTTAAAAATTTTGTAGGTGTTGAGAGCAAGAAGACAAATTCTAAACGAGGAAAGAATGACAGAAGTAAAAAAAGTTCTTCTGTTGACGGAATCTCGTTTGATTTATCTGAAAAAACAGAAACGTATAAAAAGTATGCCAAAAGTGGAATGGTAGAAGCATAAGGAGTTAAAAATGGAAAACCGAGCATTCATTGCACAATACGTAATGAACAACATTACTTACTGGGAAAGCAAAGATACAAAGTACACAGCGAACCCAGAACAAATCTTCAATCAAATGCGACGACGTTCGCCACGTGGATATGCACCACACGCAAGCGAAATCGCAGCAACACTTGAAAAGCTACGAGATGATCAAGTCATTACATCAGCATTCAACGGAGAGCGTTACCACCAATATGGACGTGGTAAGAACTTTGCTGCATTTGCTGCATTCTTGGAAGATGAACACGGGGCAAAGATTAAGAACGTTTAGACATAAATAAGCGCACGGAGATACGAAATGCTTAATGAAGCTACAATTAAAGGGGAGCTAAACGCAATCCGCAACGTGGAACTAATGAAGTTCCAAGATATTTTAGATTTGCCAGCAATGAACTTGTTCGAGTCTATTACAGACAACGCATTCTACACACCGCACCAGCTGTTGACGATTGGTGGACGTCCTGATGTTGGTAAGACACAAATGGCAATGCACATCGCAAAGACGCAACTGCTAAACGATAAATACGTTACTTACTTCGGACTTGAAGAAGAGGCGGGAGAAATATACACATCTATTGAGCGATTTATACCAGTTGAGCGCGCTGAAAAGCTGTTGGTACAAGATTATACCTATACGGAGTTAAACGAGCTTACAGGGCGAATTAGAGCCATTTATGAGCGTTATAACATCGACTTCTTTGTAGTTGACCAACTATCTTTGATTGACGTTGACGACACACCTGATTTAAGAGCTAAGTTCGACCGCACACAACGAGTGCTGCAAGTATTGACTAAGGAACTTCCCATCACAATCTTGCAAATCACGCAAATGAACCGTGCGTTGGAAAACGATGACGAGATGCCTGAAAACAAGATTGCTGAAAGCGACCGTATTTTCCAGAACTCAAAATGGTTCGGCATCTTCTTCAAATTGGAAGACGTTGACGAGCAAACAGTTAAGATGGGACTACGTATTCGCAAGAGTAAGAAACGCAATGGATCATACGCAAATTATGTGTTTAAGTTCGATTACGAAGCGTCTACAATGTTCGATTTAAAGGAGTTAAGCGACGATGAATATATCGATGAAGCAAGAGGAAAAACAAGCAATCGCGTTTCTGGGGGACATAGCTTCGATGACTGGGTACGATAGTTTTGTCGGGCGTCATGCAATGGGGTTGTGGAACGAAATCGTTAAAGATGGCGAATATAAGTTGTATAATGGAACATATAAACCCAGTAAACGGTTTGAACTGCTGGTACACAAAGACGGCATACCGATTAGGGTTTCTAAGTACGAAACAAAAGAATTTGCAAATGACGTTGCTAAGGCTGCGATTGAACACGGACTGCAAGTATCAGGGAGAATGTTATGAACGTTAAATATATTATTGTGGATAAGGCGCAAGAAAAAAATACTTTCCATAGATTTGAAGGATATGGTGCTAAGTGGCGCACTGGTGAGTTTTTAGATGAATTTGTGCCGTCTAAAAATGTTGAGTTTGAAGGGTTTCCTTATTCACTAATCATTGATACCGAAACATTTACAGCTTATTATTCTTATGACGTTACGTTTGATTTAGACGCGATAATTTAAGAAACGGTGGAATTAGATGAATAAAGTTTTTGAAGCGTCAATTGAGTTAACTGATAAGTTTGCAAGCGGTAACGAAATGGGAACAAGTCGGCGTGCTAACATGTATCGATCACCGCACTATAAACAACAAAAGGAAATCGTTAAGACGACAATCTGGGATTTGGCAGAAGAAGCGCACGTTGAAATTAAAGATGGCGTTGCTTACAAGTTACGTGAGCTATACGAGTACCCAGTTCCGGCTGCATACTTAAAGACAAAGAAGCAACGAGCAGAGTTCTCACCTTCAACGGTATTACCAATCACTCGTGGCACGTCAGACATCGACAACACGATGAAGCCAATGCACGATGCCATGATGGACGCACTAGGGTTTGACGACAGCCAAATAGTCAGCATTGAAGCACACAAGCGTTACAAGACGGGCGACACGTATCGTTACTCGTTTGAACTATACGAAATGCCCAGCGGGGTAGAATTGGAGTTTTATGAATGAAAAAGACAGCTATGACAACGTTTATTATCGGAATTATCATCTTCGTGTTTGTTTTGCCAATGGCAGTATTCACTGGTAATGCTATTTTGTTTAATCTAGCCGGAGCAATCGGCGCTATTTCTTCAATTGTGTTCTGGATTGCGATTGTTAAGATTGTGCTAGACGCACTTACAAAGTAAAGGAGCTATTATGAAGTCGTTTTTTGGATATATTGTTTTGGCAGCAATTGTGTTCGTTACATTCGGGTTGCCTTTCTCGTTCTTCTTCGCGTCAGCTGTTATGCTTAAAGCTGTTCTAATTGTTACTGGAATTGGTATGTTATTCTTCTGGTCGCTATTCTTGATTACGTTTTTTGAATATGTAGGTGGCAAGCATGAATGATGAAGTCGTTGTAATATGTATGTTTATAGCTTTGCTACCGATTATTGCGATGTTGACTTTCTTCCCTTTTAATCCAATTACAATACTACTTGTTGCTTGTTATTTGTTTATATGTACTATTGCATAAAGTTAGTGCAGGGCTGTAAAGCCTTGCTTTTTTTGTTATAATATAAACATACAAAAGAAATGGACGAAAACATTCATGGACTTAATTTTAGATGATAGTAAAATTCGCAAAGGTAAGCCGGTTGGGTTGCCATACGTTGGAAGCAAGAAGAAGATTAGTAAAAAGATTGCACAGATTATCGCACAAAATTTTGGTACTGATAAACCAGTGTATGATTTGTTTGGTGGCGGCGGTGCTGTTGCTTTGGAGCTTATGCTAAACGGATTTGAAGATGTTCATTATAACGAGCTGGATAAAATGACGTTTGAAGCATTCCGCACAGCGTTATACGATGATTTTGATGTAAGGAACTTGATTGCAACGAGAGACGAGTTCTTAGAAATTCTTGACAGCGAACGTGGCGGAATTGACGAATTAAAATTGCTTGTTAACAGTTTCGGAAATGATAGAAAGAGTTATCTATATTCCAAGTCGATGAGCGAAATTAAAACAAACCTTGCTAAAAAAATCGTATGGGAAGAAAACGATTGGAGACATCACCAGCAAACTGAAACGTACAAGTTATTTAAAGTTAAACGGGTTGAACAATTAGAACGCATTAAACAAATCGAACAAATTCAACAAATTCAACAAATTGAACGTATTAAACAAGTTGAACAGAAAGATTTGAAATGTACAAATTTCGATTATAAACATTTCGGCAATTTATCTGGAACGATTTTATATTTAGATCCACCTTATGAGCAAGCAACTGACAAATATAAACTCGGCAAATTTAATAGCGCTGAATTTTATGACTGGGCTTTCAATATGAGCGAACTAAATACAGTTATTATTTCTAGTTACGAAGTTAATGACGAACGCTTTGAATCTGTGTTTGAATTTAAAACAGCGCGTTCAACGCTAAGTGCAAAAGGGTTTGGAAACAGAAACGAAAAGCTGTTCATGGTTAAGGCAGGGCTGTAAAGCCTTGCTTTTTTTGTTATAATGGTGAAAAACCGAAAGGAAATGATATGGCAAACACTAAGAAGCGATTAACCGCAAAAGAGCAAAAGTTGGTGCATGAATATATTCGCATCGGTAACATTACACAAGCCGCAATTATTGCTGGTTATCCTAAACGCAGCGCAAGTTCAGTTGGTTCTGACGTTCTCAAAAAGCCTGACGTCAAAGCTTATTATGACAAACAGATGGCAGAACTAGCACGAGATAGCATTATGGGCGCACGAGAAGCGCTTGAACTGTTGACAAGCATTGCACGAGGTGAGACGAAGGAAGAAGTTGTTGCACAAACAATGGACGGATACTCACTGGTTAACAAGCGTGCAGACATCAAGGATCGCTTAACTGCCACCAAGGAGATTTTGAAGCGTTACCCTGAAAGCGACCAACTAGAATTGGTTAAGCTGGAAGGTATGCGACTAGAAAACGAATTGAAGCAACGTAAGCTGCAAGAAGAAAGCGCTGGCGAACAATTGACGATTAACTTTGTGGGGTTCGATAATGAAGACAATAACGCTTGATTTTCCACACGCTGTGGATGAATCATACTATAAGTTGTTTACCAGTCATGCGCGTTACATCGCATTAAAGGGTTCTCGTGGATCTGGTAAGTCTATGGCTGCCACGTTCAAGGTTGTCCACGACATCATGAAATACCCGTGGCTGAACTGGTTAGTTATCCGTCAGTTCCAGACAACGCAAAAGGACAGTACGTTCTCGAACTTGAAACAGACAATTCAGCTGTTGGGTCTTGAAAAGTTGTTCAAGTTCACAGTTAGCCCGCTTGAAATTACGTACATCCCCAACGGAACTAAGATTTACTTCAAGGGAAACGATGACCCGTTGAAGTTGACGTCTATCAGCCCGGCGGTTGGTAAGATTGCTCGTGTATGGTGGGAAGAAGCGTATGAGTTGAAAAGCGATGACGACTTTGACAAGGTTGACAAGTCTATCCGTGGTATCTTGCCGGAAGGTGGTTTCTATCAACACTTGCTGACGTTTAACCCATGGAGTGACAGACACTGGTTGAAACGGGAATTCTTTGACGAAGAAACACGTAAGAGCAACGTATTATCGTTTACGACTACTTACAAGAACAACGCGTTCCTTGACGATGACTTCATTCAGATGATGGAAGAAATGAAAGTCAAGAATCCTGACCGTGCTCGTGTAGTTGTGTATGGTGATTGGGGAGTTGCTGACGGCCTTGTGTTTGACGGACTGTTCGAACTGGAAGACTTCGACATTGAAGCAATCAATGGGAAACTAATTCAAGGGCTGGACTTCGGTTTCACTCACGACCCAACGGCATTCATTAGAGCAAAGGTCGTAGGAAACGATATATACGTGTTTGACGGCTTTTATCAGCAAGGGTTGCTAAATGACCCAATGGCACGTTTAATCGCTCAACATGGCGGTCTAGCGGGAAAGGTATACGCAGATAGCGCCGAACCTCGTACGATTACAGAATTGCAAACCCGCGGACTACGCAATGTTATCCCAGCCGGTAAGGGTAAGGATAGTTTGGTGCAGCGTACGGAGTTCATGAAGTCTTACAAGTACCACATTCACCCAAGTGTTTCGTGGCTTGCTGACGAGATGAGCACGTACGTTTACAAGAAGGATAAGTTCGACAAGCAACTCAACGTTCCGGTTGATGGAGACGATCACGCTATTCAGGCGCTTGGATATGCACTTGAGCCGCTTATCTTTACGAACAAGGTCGGCAACTACATGACGTACCAAGAGCGCGTACAGGCTGTAAAAAACATCGGTTTATAGTACAATGGAAGCACGGGAAACCGTGTTTTTATTTTGCGCAATATGAAAGGAAATTAAAATGGCAGTAACAGTAAATTTTGAGAACCCACAAGCACAGTTGGGTGATGGAACGACAGGAATTGAAATATCACCAATTATCATTCCTTATTCAATTCGTGATGCAGAAAACACATTGCAATACTTGGGCGGTCAAGTTGTCCTTACAAAGGAAGACGGCGTGGCGTTCACTGACAATACGACTGATTGGTACAAGAAAGCACTTGTTAAGATTAAGGATATGGTGGCTGCGTCTGAATTTGATGTACCTAACGTTACAACAGAAAATTATGACGTGGTTCCTGAACAACCAAACGTTGACGAAGTGAAGGGAGAATAAATATGAGCAATAGCGTAAACCTATCACTAGACGTTACGAAGACTGGAATTCAAAACCCGCTTATTAAGGTTCGACAAGGAGACGGTGGCTTTGAAACGCTGCACACGACTGTAACTTCAAACGGAGAACCGCTTGATTTGCAAGGCTGGACAATTACGTTCATGGGGACAACAGCCGGAAACCACAAGATTGTTGATGGTAATGTAAAGATTGTTGAAGCACCTAATGGTATCTTTGACTACACGCCAAGCAAGGCGTGGGGAATGGACATCGGAGAATTTAAGATTGCTTACTTCAAGTTTGTAAAGGGAGACGGAAGTGCGTCATCAGCTAACTTCCGAGTAAACGTTATTGAAGCGGTTGATCTGACACAAGAAGAAGCAAAGAACTACATTTCAGTTGTCGACACTACAATCGCTGAAATTAACCAACATTTAACCAGCAGTTTGGCAAACGTTACGAAATCGATTGCTGACGCTAATAATAATGCTAACACTGTTGCTAGTAATGTAAATTCACTTGGAAATCGCGTTGACGACTATAATAATAAGTTGGCGGCTATTAAAGTCGGCGGGCGAAATTTGTTGCTTGGAACTAGTGACTGGTCTGGTGGTTCTGGTAGGTGGACTAGGCTTGGAACGTTAACCAATACCACATATCGTGGAACTTCCGTCACTTCTGTTTCGGTTCCGTGGACAGGACCAACTTATATGGTACGAAATGCCAATATATTAGAAGTTGGTAAAACGTATACATTCTCTGCTTATATTAGAAATACATCTGACACTAACACCAGAGTTGGTAATTACTATGACTACGCGATTGTAACGCCGAACGGTGGGGATACTTCAATATCACTGCCGGCGCATACTGATTGGATGAGAGTATCTACAACATTCAAAGTCATAAAAGACCCAACTACAAGCGCAAACGGTTTGAGTTGGAATGCTCAAAACGACTTGATTAACGGAACTGTTCAATTCGCTGGTTATAAGCTAGAAGAAGGCAATGTACCAACTGACTGGACGCCAGCACCAGAAGACGCACCAAGCAATGACGCACAACTTGTACACAAGACTGGAACTGAAACGATTGCCGGAGACAAGACGTTCACAAGCCCAATTAACGGTCAACTGGCCGGGAACGCTGCAACTGCTACTAAGTGGCAAACAGCTCGAACATTAGCGCTTACTGGAGATGTAACTGGTTCTGTTGCAATGGATGGTTCTGGTAATGTATCGATTGCAACGACTGGTGCTAACTTAGTTCACAAGACTGGAACTGAAACAATTGCCGGAGACAAGACATTTACTGGCGTAACTAACATTCAGAACCAAAAACAATATAAAGCTTCTTTCACTATCGGTGCAAACACAATTAATTTAACTAGAATTGGTTCAATTGTTTATGTAAATGCTCGTACTAAGGAAAAAATCAATGCAGGTTCATCTTATGGCGTTATTCCTGCCGGTTTTACCCCGGCAAATAGCGCTGTTATCAGCTTTATTGTAAATAATACTCAAGGGTCATGTTTGTTCCAATCTAGTCAAAACAACGTTTGGTTTCCGGCAGATGCACCATTTGACTCAAATATGAGTGGTAGTTATTTGACTTCTGACGCATTACCTTCATAAAATTAACTTAGGTTAAAGTGACAACGAAAGGCTTTAATAATGGAAACTTATAACAACGAAATTAAATTACAAGAAACTCTCTTGTATCAGGAAAACATCAACAATCTAACGCCGACTCGCATCATGGAGTTTGTGCGTCATTTCTATGATGTGCAACGACCACGTTTGCAAAAGCTAGACGCGTATTATCGCGGGTGGGACGAAGGCGTCTTGGCAACCAATACACGCCGAGCACAAGAAGGATACGCCGACTATCGACTAACGCACCCGTTTGCACAGGAAATTGCGGACTTCCAAACTTCATTCTCCGTTGGCAACCCTATTGGCGTTGAAGCAGAAGATGGACACGATGAACTTGACGCAGTGAATGATTATAACGATGTTGACACGCTTAACAACGACTTGTTCTTGGATATGACTAAGTACGGACGAGCAGTTGAACTCACGTATCGAGAAGACAACACGGAGCGCATTGTGCGCCTTGACCCGCTGAACACGTTTGTTATCTATTCAAATGATGTTGATCCATATCCAATCATGGCAGTTCGGTTGTCAGAACGCATGGTAATCGACCAAACAACGCAAACTGGTGTAGTGCTGTCTAACCCAATCAAGAAGTACATCGTTGAATACTGGACGGAAGAAACGCACGTTGTATCAACTGAAATTATGTTGACTGATAACTTACAAATTGCGTACACAGAAGATTTGGTTACGATGCCGGTTGTTGAATACTGGAACAACACGTTGCGTACTGGTGACTATGAGAACGTCATTCCGTTGATTGACGCTTATGACGCTGCGCAATCTGATACAGCTAACTACATGACGGATATGAATGACGCTATCTTGACTATCAAGGGCGACATTGACAGCTTGTTTGACGGCGCTGACCTTATGGTTGATCCAACTGACAAGGACGCTGCAATTAAGTTGGCTAAGGCTAAGCAAGAAATGCTAAACGAGATGAAGAACGCACGCATGTTGTTGTTGAAGTCTGGTATTTCAGCAACTGGAACACAAACGAGCGTTGATGCTAACTACATTTACAAGCAATACGACGTGCAAGGTGTTGAAGCGTATAAGAACCGTTTGTATAAGAATATCCACGCATTCAGTCGCACACCTGACGTATCTGACGACAACTTTGCTTCTAATGCTTCCGGTGTAGCGATGAAGTACAAGCAACTTGGTGTTATCCAATTGGCAGCAACTAAGCGCCGACAATTCGAAAAGGGATTGTATCGCCGATACAAGATTATCCAAACGCTTGAAAATGCCGTATCAGGCAAGTGGGACATCGACTACAATGACATTCGATTTACGTTCCATGACAACTTGCCACAAGATGACATCACAACGTTGCAAGACTTGGTACAAGCAGGCGCACAGTTCCCACAAGAATACCTTTTGCGCTTTGCACCGGGCGCTGATGTTGATGAATTAAAGCGAATGATGGACGAGCAAGCAAACGACCCTGAGTATACACGACTAGCACAACGATTGGAGGCTGTAAACGATGACACCACGGGAGCTGATGTATAAGTTCAGCAAGGGACAAATTAAGCTGGACGAAAAGAACGCCAAGGAACTTGAAAAGCTAATCAAGGGTGTGTCTAACGAGTTTCTTGTTTGGTGGTCTGAATTCGTTGACAAGAACCCTGAATACACGCATGCTAACGATAGCCACCGCCCTGACAAAGACTTACTTGATGAGTTGAAAGAATATGCAGACGACAACGACATTAAGTTGACGGCGGTGCGCAATAATGACGACTTGTTGAATGCAGCCACGCTATTATTTAGCTCTGTTTTGGCATATAAGGCCGTCAAGTTAATCGGCAACAAGTTATCCATTGAGTTAGACAAAACGGCTGAAATTGGACGAGAAGCCTATCATATTAATAATAACAAGCTAGGCGTTGAAGTTATCGATGAATTGCTTGACGGTGTACGCTGGTCTGATCGTATTTGGACACACCAAGCGCAATTAAAGAGCGACATGTACCGTATTATGAAGCAAACACTGCTTAACAACGATGTTGCTACTGGTTACACCAAGGAACTTCGCGATAAGTATGGCGTGTTTAATTACCAAGCTGACCGAATTTTGAGAACGGAAGCCGCACGAGTTTCTGGACGTCAACAAGCACACGACATCAAGCAAGCTGGGTTTGATAAGATGGAATGGATTGCAAGTGCCGGAGCATGTAATCATTGTGCGCCATTAGACGGAAAGGTGTTCCAGGCTGATAAGTTTGGAGAATACCCTTACGTATTGCCTTTTCATCCTAACTGTCGCTGCTCAGTGGTAGCGGTAATGTGATTATAGTAGTTGCGCAATAGGTTAATAAGTGATATACTCCTTTCATAACGAAGGGAGTTTTTTTATGCAAGAAATATGGAAAGATATTAAAGATTTTGAAGGAATGTACCAAGTAAGTAACTTAGGTCGTGTACGTAGTGTTGACCGTTTTGATAGTATGGGTAGGCTACACAAAAGTAATATTAAAGCAACGCGAGATAACGGCCATGGATATAAAACCGTTCAAATGTACAAGGATAATAAACAAAAAATTGGTTACATTCATAGATTAGTTGCTACGGCTTTTATAGAAAACCCAGATAACAAGCCTGAAGTACATCACATTGATAGCGATAGAAGTAACAACAAATTAGAAAACTTGCAGTGGGTCACGTCAAAAGAAAACAATAATTTCCCGGAACACATTAAGTCAATGAAGAAAAACCCTAACTGGCTTAAAAATAGTAAAAGCGCAATGGCTAAGGCAAGAGAAAAAGCGATGGTTGTCAATTCATATCGCACAAAGTTTACACGTGGAAATGTATCGCTAGAGTTTAGCTCGTTGGCTGAAGGCGCACGTCAACTAGGACTAGATAAGGGCGGTTGCACAAGAGTTGCCAACGGTAAACAAACACACACACATGGTTATAAGGTAGAATACGTTGAATGATTATGCCGCTGATATGTTGCAGCCGCTGAATAACAGTGATACAATGTAATAGCTAATATCGAAAGACCGCAGTTAACCCCTTAAAGGCTTGCGGTTTTTTTTTATAAAGGAGATACGTTTATGCAATATGCAGCAGTTGAAGGTCATCTTGGCGAAAATTATGTAGCAGAAGTTAATGACGATGAAGATATTGAATTGATTGAAGAAATGTGTGAGATTTGTTTTGATTACGATCGCTTGATTGGCGTATTCGATACAAAAGAAGAAGCAGAAAAGCATTTATAATGAATATATTTGTAGCGCCGGCTTAATTGCCGGTTTTTTTATGCAATAAAACGTTTGTAGTTGTAAGTTTATGCACTTAAATGTATAATATACACAGTAGCAAACGCTACGTAATTAAAATTTTGACTACGTGGGGTTATTAGGTGGGTGCAAACGTGCTGAAAGCCGTGCGAACGGAGGTTATCATGTCAGAAGAAATCGAACAAACGACACCGGAAGCAGAAGCAGATACCACTGCTGAAACTTTGGAGCTTACTCAGCAGGAGTTCCAATCTAAGGTTGATGCAGAAGCTGACCGACGTGTTGATAAGGTTCTATCAAAGAAGCAAGCCGAGTGGGAACAAGAAATGCAACAACGTTTGGCAGAAGCTGAAAACAAGGGCGCTGAATACGCTAAGATGACGGCGGCTGAAAAGGCGGAAGCAGATTTGCAACAACGCATGGAAGCGCTTGAACAACGCGAACAAGCCATTAAGCAACGAGAGCTATCAGCAAGCGTTGCAAGCGACTTGGCTGAACAAGGTTTGCCGGTAGAATTGGCTGATAACCTAACGGCGATTGGAGACCCTGCCGCAATTAAGGAATGGGTTTCTACTATTAAAGACACTATCTCAACGGCAGTTAATGAGCAGGTTAAGGAGCGCTTGAATACAGGTAAGCCAACATCAACGGCTACTAACTTGAACGCAAGCGATGATCCTTTCGCTGCAATTGCTGCTAAGTACAAGTAAAGGATATTTAAAAAATGGCTACACAACTATTTTCTGACCGATTTGTAGGCTTGTTGCCTGACGTGTTCCGCGCGCAAGCAGCGTTTGCCGGTGTGTTCGGAGATTTGCAAGCGGTGGACGGAGTTTCTGATTCTGACACTGCTATGCGTGTTAAGACGAATGATTTGCCAACGGTTGTTGGTACGTATTCAACTGACGCTAACGTTGCATTTGGTACTGGAACGGCTAACTCATCACGTTTCGGACAAATGAAGGAAGTTATCTACAAGGACGTGGCTGTTCCTTACGCTGCACCTTGGGCTATCCACGAAGGTTTGGATCGCTTCACTGTAAACGCTGATTTACAAGCTGCTGTCGCTGACCGTTTGGACAAGGCTGCACAAGCAGAAGTGCGTGCGTTGAATGCGCAATTGGGTGCTTACTTGGTATCTAAGGCGGCTGCTGATTTGGGTTCTGTTGATGACGTTGTCGCTTTGTTTGATAAGGCAGACGAGCAAATGACTGAATTGGAAGTTAACGTTCCCGTATCAGCTTACGTTGCACCAGACGTTTACAACAAGATTATCGACAACACGTTGACGACTACTGGAAAGAAGTCATCTGTAAACATCGATACTAACGGCGTTGTTGAGTTCAAGGGCTTCAAGGTTTACAAGGTTGCTTCAAAGTACCTTGTCAACGCAGGAAAGACTGTCAAGGCTATCTTTGCACCTGACGGAGTTGGACGTGCCTTTGCTGGTATTTCAACTTTGCGTGCTATTGAAGCTATCGACTTCGACGGTATCGAGTTACAAGGTGCTGGTAAGACGGGACAATACATCTCTGACGAAAACTTGAAGGCGGTATTCACTGCCGGTGCGAGTAGCAACTAACCCAGAACCACGCTTGCTAACGTCTTTCCGGGTAGATAATACAGATATTTCCGGTAACGTTGGTGGAAACGCAACAGTTAAGGCTAATTACTTCACGCCTGCTGATGCTGATGACAAGTCATTAAATGCAACTGTTGACGACAACACGGTCGCAACCGTAACTGACAACAAGGACAACACCTACACGGTTAACTTCTTGAAGGCTGGAACGACTAAGGTTCACTTGGTTGCAAATGACGGCGGCGGAGCTAAGGTAGACGCTAACGTAACAGTTACGGCAGCACAATAAATAACGGGGGTCTAACATGACAGCAGCGCAAGATTACTTAAAGCTAATCGACAGCGACATGACAATTGAAGATAAGTTGGACATCATCGAGAAGTTGACTAACCAACGCTTGGCGGTGTTGCTGGGCGTTGACGGTGTTGACAATATTCCCGATAAGTTTGCTTATATTACCAGCGCAGTTGTTGCTGCACGGTATGTACGAATTGGTAACGAAGGCGTTAATAGTTACTCACAAGACGGTTTGAGTTTATCATTCCCAGACGATGATTTCGGCGCTTATATGACTGAAATTAACGGATTTAAGAATGGCGATGACTTTTACAAGCCGCGCACTGGTCGGTTTACATTCGTTTAAGGGGGGGTTCATATGCTACTTAATAAACGAATTAAGCTTATTACAGCACAAGGCGCAAACGAGCCGCATGATCCACGAAAAGGATATGACACAACTGAAACTGAAATATTTAAAACAGTGAACGTTACTTCGTTATCGCTCGACAAGGCGCAACGTGATTACGGTGTACCAAATGCCACGATGAAGAATGTACGCACGCTAACGCCACTTGGTAAGTTTGACTTCATCGAGATTGACGGCGTACGTTATGTTGAGTTTGCTCGTCAAGAGATTGGCAACATCAACTCGCTTACAGTTAAGGAGTTGAATGCATGACGTTAAAAGGTGCGGATAAATTCATTCAAGCAGTAAATGCAAAAGGTGCTAATGCACGTCAAGTAGCTGGTATTGTTCGTTCAAAGACTAGCGAAATTCAAAGTCAAGCACAACGACTTGAACCAGTTAAAACTGGTAACTTGAAGCGCCAAACGACTATTACAGTATCTAATGGTTCTCAAAAGGTTGTTGGAACTATTACGGCAAATGCAACTAATCGTGGGTTCAACTACGGTTATGCACAAGAACATGGTACGCGCTACATCACTGGTAAGCACTTCATGGAAACTGCTTACAATGCTAACAAGCAAGACTTCATCAACAAAATTAAGGGGGTCGTTAAGAAATGAAC